GGCAGGCCGTGCAGGAGTCACCACCAGATGGAGGTGGCAGGCATGAGGCAGGAAGAGATCCTCCACGTCCTCAGATGCATCGGACGCCCAGCTACGACCAGGGAGGTCGCGGAGTTTTACTTCGGTCATGAGGCCAACTCCTCCGATGTCGCCAACACCCACCAGGCCCTTTCCAAGATGCTCAAGTGGGGCGAGATTGAGAGGACCATCACCGACGTCCGCAAGGGTCCGCACCCCTGCATCCTGTGGAGGGTGGTCGAATGAGACAGGAGGAGGTCCTCAAGGCACTCCGCGAGCTCGGACCGAGCACGGCAGTGGAGATCGCGATGCACATCCACGGGGACGACTACAACATGACCGTGAGGAACCTCGCACACGCAAGGCTCCGCACCCTCATGAGGCAAGGATTCGTGAGGAAGGTCGGGGAGAGGCGGAACCAGCGTTCCGGTGTGCCGTCCCCCATTTATGAGGTGGTAGAATGACCGACCCTACCCTCGAAGCCCTGCGTGGTCTCGGCGGCAGTGCGACCAACATCGAGGTCGCAAGGGTACTGTACGGAGAGGCATCCGCGACCGAGCTGATCCGCACGAGGAACAGGCTCAACGCCCTGTCGAGGTACGGCTTCGTCCGCAAGGCGGGGCATGTTCGCAGACCATGGTCTAACAGACCTATGATCCTATGGGAGGTGGTCGAATGACCGCCACCTACGACGGAAACCTGATCCTCGCAGGCAAGGTCATCGAGCCCTGCTGCGCAAGCATGCACAGGGCGGTCCATTCCAAGATCTTCTACCCAGGGACATCCAGCCGTCAGGCAGTCATCGCCCTCCGTCTGGGAGAGCGCGATTCCATCGCCATCAAGTCCTGCCCCTTCTGCGGGGCCCCCGTGAAGGTGAGATTCTGAGGTACCCCAACGCCGCAGAGGTCGAGAGGGTCCTGGAGTTCATCCACGGGCCCAGGACTGTAAGAGGTCTCGCCGATGAGACCGGTCTTTCTAGGGAAAAAGTGCACTCGGCCCTCCGCATCCTCCGCTACAAGGGTGCGGTCGTGCAGGTCAGATCCCGCCAGGGTTCCGACAGATGGGTCAGATACAGGAGGTTGAGACAGTGAGCCTGAAATGGATGATGATCAGCGCAAGGGTGGACGAGGAGGTCTACGACAAGGTGGCCACGCACGCCCACGAGTGCGGGATGACGATCAGCGAGTTCGCACGCTATGCGATGCTCAAGGAGTGCAGATGCGGGAGGGACGGCGATGAGTGAACTCACGAGCCCCTATGGGGACGTCATCGCCACCATCGAGGTCAGCGACGGCCGTGTCGTCATCAGTCAGGACGACACCATCGCCCTCTACCCCGAGCAGGCGATGGAGTACATCGACATGCTCAAGCAGGCCACCATCGACGCTAGGGGGGATGATCTCGATGGCTGAGTCCAGAGGATACTATGACCTGTGCCGTGAGATGATCGACAGGGTCCGTGCCGGTTCCCTCACAGAGAGACTGTTGATGGATGCTATGGGAGGGGACAGGGAGCTGATGCAGTCCCTGCTCCTAGATCTGACCGCGAGGGGTATCATCGCATTCGACGAACATGCCCGTCACCTGACCGTCCACGAGGGTCAGGCGGCACGCTTCTCAGCGAGGTGGGAGGAATGACTGAGGACAAGTTCAAGATCCCGCCCGAGGGCAACGTGAGGATGAGTCTGAAGAGTCTCATCGAAATTCTCGCAAAAGAGGCAAGAGAAGACCCTCACTGGTCCGAGGACTTGAGAGTCGTATCCACGGCGATCGGTGGGATAAGCTATCTCGACCACATGCAGAGTACCATTTCGGAGTTCCATAACCTTCAATTCAAGGAGATGGGCAAGAGGACCTCCGATGATATCGACATCATCCTTTTGAAGATGGAGGGAGACATCCTCAGACTCAATTTCATCCTCAAAGACTACCTCCGGAACCTTGATAGGAGATACTTTGGCAAAGGGGAGGGGTCCGAATGATCTTCATGGACATTCCCTACGAGGAGGTGTCATATTGCATCTACCAGACTATAGATAGACTCCGCAGCGCAACCCTTGCTGAAAGCCCTGCAAAGATGGCGTATGAACTGGGGATTCTAAGCTCCGATCTGAATCGCTGGTTGGATATGCATTGTGTTCAGGAGGAGTCCGAATGACCACCCGTTTCGAGGTCCTGGACCAGCTGGACAGGTGCATCCTCAAGGACGTGTCCGATTGTATGGCCATCGCACGCGAATCCGGTGTCCTCACCGTCGAGGACCACAGGGAGATGGACCGCATCTCCGCCGCCTTGGTGGCTTTCCACGCACACGTCAGGAGGACGGTCGGATGACTCAACTCGATTTCCTCTCGATGGAGCGTGGCACCGCCCACCGTGGCAGGTGCGCACACCTCAGGCCGTCGGCACTCACAGGGACCACGGTGGAGGGTCTGGTCATCGTCGGATCCTGCACCATGGGCAGGGGCACCGTGTACGATAGAGATTGCGACGAGTGCAGTATGTGGGAGGAGAGGGCATGATCTGGGACCTCGTCCGCATCGACATGGAGTACCCCGGGAGGTTTGGGGGAACGGCCTACGAGACCCACATCGACCTCTATCCGGACGAGCTGGAGAAGTTCCGTCCCCAGCTCATCACCGGAGGGTTCCATGTGCAGTACAGGATCCACAACGGCCAGATGCACCTCTATGCTCAGCAGGGGGATGCGGTCCCCGAGAGGATCGTCACGCCCGGATTCCAGGAGTCTTTCAGGTCGAAGGATTCCGTGAGCGTAACGAGGTACTGTCCGGGCAGGATGCCCGAGCACGCCTACAGGTGGTTGGAATGATCAACGGTCACATCGACGACTCCGACCGTATGGCGATCCACTCGGCGGCCAGGAGCTTCCGCAAGGGTGCGCCCATCATCGTGGATGACATCAAATTCGCATGCAGGGTCGATGGGCACCCGGTGGACCACATCAACGGCCACTACATCGCCCAGTGCCTGTCCGAGATCTGCACATCGGACCCTGTCGGCAATCACCAGCGGGCAAGTTGGAGGCTGAGGGCATGAGTCAGGCGGAGGTTCTGAATGCTGTCCGCGAGATCGGACCCTGTACGACGATGGAAGTCGTCTGCTGGATCTTCGGCGAGGTACCTGTATGGGCAAGAGGATCCCGTAGGGCCAGGGTCTACAACTCGCTGAGACTCTGCGAGCGTTTCGGGGAGGTCACCCACACGGTCGTGGACGGGGATGCGATCTGGAGGTGTGTGGAATGACCTCTCCGAGTCTCGTTTTCGTATCCATGGACGACCCCTCACCCATCGTGGAGGATTCCCTCAGAGTCGGATGCACCAGGGTACGGATGTGGAAAGCCACCCCCGAGCAGGCCAGACAGGTCAGCGCATCCCAGTGGGTCGGAGTGATGGCGGAGAAGAGGGGGACCGAGATCCCATGGCGCAGGTCCATCAGCGGATACTATCTGACGAACGTCTCCGAGGATTGGGTTCCGAGTGGGACGGAGCCAATGTTCTCGGAGATCCCTGTTCCGGAGGTGCCTGAATGATTCCCATCGGAATCGATGTCCACAGGATCCTGCAGGAGGCTGAGGCATGAGGTGTTCATTCTGCACACGCACCTCGGTCACCGACTTCCCCGACATGGGTCTGCATTTCTGCGACTCGTGCGGAACGGCCTATCGTGAGGACTTCGAGCACGGCAAGGTCTATGAGTCAATCCGCAGGCGCAAGGTCTCCACAGGGAGGTCCAGAGCATGAAAACCCCTTACGAAACCCCTTCCCAAGGAGGTAAAGACATGGACGACACAGTACGCACAGTAGCCACATGTACGAACGCATTCACCATCCTGACCATGATCCAGAGGGGCGTGGACGATCTGGAGGAGCTCGACCTCGGGGAGGCAGGCACATTTGCGCAGATCCTCATCGACTCCATCAGGTACCAGATGCCTTTTGTCATGGAGTACCTCGAGACCGAGATAAGCAAGGCGGTGGCCGAATGAGCGAGGACACAGCCTACAACCGTGCCATCAGGATGATGAGTGCCGTCCGCTCCGAGCTGGACAGGGCCATCGATTGCATGATGATAGGTAAGAACATCGAGGCAGGCATCCACCTGGAGGCCGCCAGATTCAGGGCCAGAGATTATGAGATCGAACTCCACGACAGGAAAAAGAGCGCACTCAGCGACGAGGAGGTGAGCGAGTGATAGAGATCAATCCCTCCGGACACCACTGGATGGAGTGCACCGTCAAGACCGCCACCACATGGGCCACCTTTGAGATGAAGAGGCTGAGGGGCACGGGCATGGATACGTGTAAGGTCGTCCAGGACATCGATTCACGCATCAGGGGAACCGATTGCTGGACGCTGGGGGTGATCTGATGACCCTGACTTCGAGAGAAGCAATGCAGGCACTCCTGGACGGTAAGATGCTCCGCAAGGACGAGGTCACCATAATCCCTACGGAGTGGGGATTCCAGATGCAGGCCGATGATGGTGCCTATAAGGATATCATACTGAGAGACTGCGAGATCTGCAAGGAGTATCCCCTCACTTTCGAACAGGCCCTCCGTGCGATGTTGGACGGCAAGATCGTGGAGAGCGACCTTAACCCCAATCTCAAGCAGAGGTTCTATGATGGCTGCTTCGAATACAACGGGGATGATGCTGAGTGGCGGGACTCATACTTCCCCCTCGTAGAGCAGAAAGCCAAGTGGAAGGTGGTCGAATGACCGTCGAAAGATGCATGGTCTGCCGCCATCTGATCTTCCGCAAGCCGGCGAAACTTTTCATAAAGGTCAAGGGAGAGTTGAAGAGAGAGGGGAAGATCCATGAGAGGTGCATCTCCAGACTGCCTTCCATAGATCTGACAAAATATCTGGAGGTGGTCGAATGACCCATGTATGCCCGGGTTGTAAGTCTCGCAGCCTGTCGATCCTCGAGGTCAGAGGGCTTCCCTACGCAGTCTGTTCCAAATGCTGTCTCACGGCATGCCTCGAGGCGGATGTCCCGCCTCTGCCCGAGGGTGTCCTCACACGGGAGGAGTTCTCTGCCATGCTCGATAGGGCGGTGGTAGAATGAAGATCTACACCTGCAACGCGTGCCACCGTGCCTGCGAGATCACCACCGACGACCCCTTGGATGTGTACTTCCCCTCCCAGTGCCCCTACGGAGGTACCTGCAAGTGGGAGCATGCCTATCATGAGGAGGTGACGGCATGACAGACGGATGGCTGGACAGGCTAAGGGCCGAGAGGGACGAGGTCAACGAGAGACTGTTCAAGCTGGAGGGCTTCCTGTACTCCGACGAGTTCGTGGGCCTCCCCGGTCCGGACAGGTTCCTGCTGACTATCCAAGCGGATGTCATGCACGCATACGAGGAGATCCTCTGTGCGCGTATCCGTCGCGCGGAGGTGTCCGAATGACCGACTCCGCAGATTTCCTAGCATACGTCCTCGAATGCTGTGACGAGATCCGCAAGCACCTGATGAAGAAGGACATGGTCTCCGCCGCCTACGACCTCGGCAGGCTGTCCAAGGACATATCAACCGAGCTGGATGCAATGGAGGGGTCCGAATGAACCGCCGTCGCATTATGAAAGGGGACGAGACTTGGCTCATGTCCTCCTGCTCTCAGTGCCCATTCAACCGCATCTCTGCAGGAAGGCAGTACTGCCAGAAGAAACGCAGGGATTTGGACGATACGGAGGACTTCCCGGACTGGTGTCCCGCCGACAAGCTCGCGGGGGCGGTACAGTGAAGGTCGAGCTGATCTCATGGACCCCGTGCCCTGACATCCTGTGCGACGTCGCCGCCAGGGCATGCACATCCCAGGGCATCCCCGATATCGACGACCATTACAACTCTGGAACGAACTGCTCTGCACTCTGCACCGCACTCAGATCCGGTCACGAATCGGTGATCGAGCATGCAACCTTTACGTTCGCAATCGAGGGCATATCCCGTGCCTGTTCCCACCAGCTGGTCAGGCACAGGATGGCATCCTACTCCCAGCAGTCGCAGAGGTATGTCAAGATGGACAAGCTGGAGTGTGTGATTCCCCACAGTATAGAGGACCACCCAGACTTTCACAAAGATGTATGGGAGGAGCACTTAGAGAGTATCCTGTATCTCTACGAAGAGCTGATCGATGCAGGAATCCCGCCCGAGGATGCTCGTTACATCCTCCCCAATGCCTGTTGTACCAACCTCGTCATGACGATGAACGCCCGTGAGCTTCGTCATTTCCTCAAGCTGAGGCTTTGCAAGAGAGCTCAGTGGGAGATCAGGGAACTGGCAGAAAGGATGCTGAGATGTGTGGACCAGGTCTCCAACATGTTCGCCGATGTCGGACCCGCCTGTGAGATGGATGGGAAGTGTCCGGAAAGGAAGCCCTGCAGAAAGGTGGTCGAATGAAGCTGGTGTACAAGGAGGGTCGTGCCGAACTACTCGATCAGGACAAGGGCAAGGTCTTGAAGATGGATGTCCAGGGGAATCTGGATCTCGATGATATCGGAGAACTCCGCAATGCATTGTGCCTGGCAGAGTTGATTATGGAATCATCCATCGGGTTGGAATCCTGTCCTGCCTGTGGCGGTGACGAGGCGTACATCCTGAGGGTGCACACCGTCTTCCATCAGGCGGTATGTCCCTGTGGCATGCATGGTCCGGAATGCCGTACCAGATTGGAGGCCGCAAAAGCATGGAACAGGGCATCAAAGGAGCTCAGGGAAAAAAGGAGGACGGTCGAATGAACACCGATGCCGAGATCAGGATCCTCCACAAAAGGTATGTAGATCATATCCAGCAGGCTGATAAGCAGATACATTCGCTGGAATGCTCCGAGCGTGCCCACAATCGGCGCATCAGGGCGTTGGAGGTCAACCAGCATAGGCTGATCCTCCTCGTGGCCCTACAAGCCTCCTGCACCGCGGGAATCGTATGCATGGCATTGTCGGGGGTGATATGATTTCCAGAACCCAGACGTACATCCTGAGAGGACGTCCCGATCTGGAGGCCATCCTCGAGTACCTGTCACTCCACGGCCCGTCATCGGCGAGGGCCATGAAGGCGGCGGGTTCGAGCGCAGAACTCACGCAATTACGCGAGCTGTCGGAGCGGGGGCTGATCCGCAAGGCGGGTCGCGTCAATAAATCGGGGGGAACATCGCTATGGGTGAGATATTGAGGTTCATCTGCAGGGACTGCGGAGCCCCATGCAGGCTAGAGTTCGAGATGGAGGACGGACAGGACTGCAGGCCGAGGAACTGCGTCCTGAGCTTCGAGGAAGCACACTGGGAGGAGGAATGAACGCGGTGGACCACCCCTCGCACTATGCCGAGGGCAGGAAGTATGAACCCATCGACGTGATAGAGGACTGGGAGCTGGGGTTCTGCCTTGGGAATGCCGTCAAGTACATTTCAAGGGCAGGACGCAAGAACGATGCATTGGAGGACCTGAAAAAGGCCCGCTGGTATCTCGACCGTGAGATCGAGAGGATGGAGGGTTCCCCATGACGATCTACATCCGCCCCAGGGAGTACGCCGTGGCCCAGTATCTCAAGCGGGCCGAGGACCTGGGCAAACACCGTGCGCAGATCCGCAAGCACATGGTCACCTCCGAGGGGTACGACTACACCCCGTTCATGATGGAGAGGGACCTGAACCGCCTCATAACCGCAGGCATCGTCAGGAGATCATACGACAGATTCGTATGGACGGGCAGACCCTACGAGATGCTCCAAACCCGTGACCTCACGAAGAAGCGCAGGAACTACACCCAGCCGAGGACCGAGCTGGAGGTCAGGATAATCTCCGCCACCATCGAGCCGGGAGGATACGAGGCGTTCCCCGACCATGGCAAGGTGACGATAGTCTCCCCCGCACGTATCTGGACCATAACCAAGGACGAGACAAGGGCACTCATCAGCAGATTGGCTGAATGTGTAGAATCCGAGGAAAAATCGGACAATTCTATATAAACAGGGGTTAATTCGATAATATGCAGGAAAACACATGCCCCGCCTGTGGTGAGGGCCTATACATGAATCTGGACGGACAGAGGGGCACATGCTCCAAGTGTCAGAGAGAGTGGAGTGTCGCGGATGTCGCACATCATGTCGTTGATGTCGCGGATCCGATAACCGAACCCGAACCCGTTGAGAAACCGAAACGGATGAGGGTCCTGAAGAGACAGAAATAAACTTAGTCGAAACAATTTGAGGATAGACCCAGCCGGGCGGGTCCACTTCCGATGTCTGTCTTCATCAAGGGATTTTCATTCCTCAGCCCGGCACACAGGTTTTTACTTAGTCGCATCGATTCAGTTATCAGTCGGGCACCTAGGGGAGATTTGCCCGACGATCCTGAACCGGACAGGATCCCGACCGATGATGTATCATGGCAAGTAGTTCACGCTTCCGGCACCTTTCTTTTAATAGTCGTTACACCATACCTCAAAGGAAGACACTGCATGCGACTGTCACGGCTATACCTATAAGCCACATGAGATCCTGGCGGTTCCTCTCGCGGTCCTTGCTGATGTCTATCACCCCCTTGGTTCCTGGACTCAATCACCTCCGAGCCCGGAATCAAAAAATCCAGCGCGTACGCTAATGCTGGGAGATAGGGGAGAGTGAAGTGCTATGCACGGAACTCCCGGCGGGACAAAACCTTCTGATACAAGGTTGTCCTGATTTTTCGAATCCAGGCCCGATTGGCAGATTGGGTCTGGATCCCCTATCCATTTTATCGTTTATAAAAGTTAACGGCCCTAAGACCCTGTTTTCAATGGTCGCACGTCAAAACAAGGGGTTTTCTGAAATGGATGTAAATGAGACAACACAGGACAGGAATTAATATGGCCATCGGATTCTTATGATGTATTCGGAGGATGAAGCAATGGAAAATGAGATAGGTGCATCAGGTAAAGTCGGAGATGTAGTATGGGAAGGACTTTTCGAGTACGATGATGATGGGGGACAGTATCTCGTCGGATCCATTCGTGGACCCGGTTTCCTGAGACCCATAGAAGTCGATCTGGTATCCAAAAGGGAAGATGAATCCGTGACGGATTTCGTTAACAAGCTCGTTCCACGCCTCTGCATGATTATGGGGGTCAAGAAAGAAGTATATGGGATCGACAAACTGGAAGTAATCATCGATGGAGAAAGGATAGAACTGAAAGACATTAACGAGTGAGAATAATTATGGAGGTTGAGAAATGACGCCCGAAATAGTTCCCTGCCCATATTGTGGTAGTAAGAGGATGGAATATGAGGCGAAGTTCCGCACAGATCCTGTTGTGAGAGGAGACATACATGTATAGTTTTTACAAGAAACCCCATACTTACCCTACGCCTTCCATCACGAACGAAGGCAAGCCTATGAACTCCTGCCCGTTCTGCGGAAAACCATTCGTCTGGAGATCGGTCCTTTGTAAGCGTGTCACCGTGGAAGATCTGGAAGGGGAGATTGTCGAGGACTGAGAGGTCGTGGACAAATGACCTGCCCTAAATGTGGAGCTCCCACCTACTGCAAGGATGGAACCAAACGATGCATGCTCTGCTGGTGGGAAGAGACGATAGAGGATGAGGAGGGACGATGATGGATGAAGGGTCTGCGTCGATTCTGATCCTAGTCGTGATGATGACGATCATTGCGATCTATATCAGAGGTCTGATGGTCTATCGTAGGAAAGCAAAGAGGTACGAGGGATTTCGAAAGGAATTGGTGAAACCTCGCACATGCCCTTACTGTGGTTCCGATGATATCAGACTGACCCATCTCAGTCTATACGATACAAGCTGTTTTTCTGCATGCATGTCCTGCCGTGCAAGCGGCACAGGAGAGGATCCAGACAGTGCATTCTCCTCTATGAGACCTGAACCACCGTTTAGATAGGATGACTGTAATCCTTGACAATTCTCCCGACAAACAACCCCTTACCACTAAGTAACTCAACTGACTGTTTGTTTTGAAGTGCGGTGGCTCTGTGAACTCTACACCGCACTTCCTCAGCTTTTCTCAATCCGCTTACTCAGACACGAAGTAAACCCCGTTAACGGTTTTATACTCGGTTAACAATGTTAACGCACCATAACGGAGGGTTAGCCGTGACTAAGAGGAACATTCTCAAACCAGACAGTATCCGCATGATGCCCATTGGCGATATAGTGCCCTATGAGAACAACCCGCGCTCGCATGACGATATAAGTGAGATCGTGGAGTCCATTAAGCGGGTTGGTTTCAGGGGATCCATCTGGCTGGACGAGAACAACGTCATAATCGCAGGACATGGCAGATATCTCGCCGCCAAGAAACTGGGGATGAAGGATGTCCCCGTCTCGATCATGTCCGACCTGTCCGAAGCAGAAGTCAAGTACCTGCGCATAAAGGACAACCGCGCATCCGATTCATCAGCATGGATCGAGGAGCTGTTGCAGACCGAGATCATGGAACTCCATGACATGGATTTCGACGTATCCGACCTTATCACGGATTCCCCGGAGTTCGGGAATCTGGAGGACATGATGGAATCCGAGGTCTCGGAGGAGTATCAGGAGTTCCTGGACAAGTTCAAGGCCAAGCACACCACGGACGACTGTTTCACACCTCCGAAGATCTATGATGCAGTGAAGGAATGGGTGTTCAAGGAATACGGGGACAAGTGGACGGAGATAGTGAGGCCGTTCTATCCCGGAGGGGATTACACGAAAGAAGATTATCCGGAGGGATGTCTGGTCCTTGATAATCCGCCGTTCTCGATAATGTCAGAGATATTGCAGTTCTACAATGAAAAAGGAATCCATTACTTCCTGTTTGCAAACGGTCTGACCCTTTTCAGTCCGCTGAGGAAGAACGGCAAGACAAACGCAGTCGTCTGTGCGATAAGAATCGTTTACGAGAACGGCGCGGATGTCAACACTTCCTTCATGACCGATTTAGGGGAATACAAGGTTCGTACAGCCCCGGACCTGTTCAAAACACTGGATGATATCCAGAAAGAAGAATCCGAAGCTGTCACCAAATACGAGTATCCTCCTCATGTGATCTCTGCAGGAATTTTGAGTAAAGATGTAAGGAACGGGGCAGATATCCGTATTCCTCGGAGTTCGTGTGAATATATCTCCAAGCTGGACTGTGACGAGCAGAGCATCTTCGGAGGAGGATTGATTATTTCTGACGAGTCCGCTGAAAATATACGTTCAGAACGTGAGCGTTTGGAACGTGAGCGTTTGGAACGTGAGCGCATCCGTGCCGAAGAGAGGGAGGTGCGTAGAGAGGCCCGTACCAACCTGGTTATCCGCAAGCTTTCCGAGAGAGAGAGAAGGCAATCGTCGAAAGGCTCAACGCCGCCAGCAGGTGAATGACATGAGCAGGCGGACGGATCCCGAGACCGAGGCCCGTGTCCTCGTGATGAAGGGCGAGGGCATGTCCATGCAGGCGATAGCGGACGAGCTCGGCATAAGCAAGAGCGTGGTCCGCAACATCATCAACCGTGCCTGTCGTGAATCCTCCGCCGACAATCCAGCCGCACGCGCCCGCGCGACTGATAAGGAACCTGTGCCCGTGTCTTTCAAACAGGCACGGACACAGGCACGCCAACAGGCACAGGAACAGGCACGGGAGGGCACACCGGCCAAACCCCTCACCAAAGAACGCACGGTCCGCGAGATAAACATCCTCCTCCAGATCGCACAGCAGGGCTTCGTAGATTCCCACAAGGACAAGGCCCTCGCTTCGGATAAGAGGGTATGGCAGGAGATCCAGTATCTCAAGCTCTATAAGGACACAATAAAGATGATGGTGGACTGCACCGGACTGAACGAGCCTGTGAAGGAAACCTCCACGGTATCGGCCTTGGATTCCCTTGCCAGTCAGCTGGAGGAATATAAGGAGGCCGAGGATTGACGGAGATCCTCCTCCACCCCGACAAGGAACGCCGTGACAAGGTCCTCCGTTCCATGGCCAACCTCGGTTACCTCAACGTCTGGGAAGGTGCCGTCAGGTCATCCAAGACCGTCATGGCACTCGCCGCCTTCGGCCTGTACGTCACACGCTCCACGGAGACGAAGTTCCTCCTATCGGGCAGGACCATCAAGACCATCGAGAAGAACTGCATCCTGGAGGACTTCGGACTCCTGAATCTCCTAGGTCTATCTAAGGAGAATTACCGCAAGGTTGGGGAGGACCGTGCGATTGTGTTCAACTCAAGATGCGAGGACGGAATCATCAGGGAGAAGAAGATCTCCGTTTTCGGTGCGTCCGATATCCGTGCATACATGGCCATCCGCGGTAATTCCTACGGCGGGTGGTTCGCCGATGAGATCAACATGCACGACAGGGAGTTCGTATCTGAAGCCCTGCGCAGGACGGCCGTATCCAAGGACCGTAAGCACCTGTGGACACTAAATCCAGACAATCCGTACCACTGGACCTACACCGACTACCTCGACCGCTACGATGCCATGACGCCCGAGGAGAAGAGGCATTGGGAGGTTATCACTGGTGGCATTTCACGCCCCATGACAACCCCGTCATGACTCCCGAGATGATGCGCTCGCTGGAGCTACAGTATCCAGAGGGTTCCTACCTCTACGACCGATACATCAGGGGGTTGAGATGCATGGCGGAGGGCCTGATCTATCCCAACGTCAACGCATCCCACTTCCGCGACTTCGACCCAAAGGATGTGGACATCAGATACTGCGCAATCGACTTCGGAACCGACCACCCCACGGTGGCGTACTTCGGAGGCATGTTCAAGGGCAACAGGGCCGACTGGCGCATCTGTGCGGAGTATTTCGACCAAGGCTCCTATAAGACCACCTACGACCACTACTGCGGTCTGATGGATGTCTGTCAGAAGCTCGGCGTGGACCCTCATAAGATTACCTTCGCCGTGGATCCCGCCGCCAAGGTCATGAGGTTGGAGTTGCAGAAACACGGCCTCAACGTGGTCAAGGCGAAGAATGACGTTCTGGATGGAATCAACTTCACACGCTCCGCGATCTATCGCGGATTCCTGACATTCCACAGCTCACTCAAGGGCCTTCTCAAACAGTTCTCCACGTACTCATGGGACCCGAAGGCATCCGAGAGGGGTGAGGACAAACCGATTAAGGTGGAGGATGACCGCGCGGATGCTCTGCGTTACATGGCCTACACCCACATGAAACCTATTATCGGAATGGTGACATTATGAGAAAGACAACACCGGCATCAGACATCAGAGTAGCCGTTCCGGAGGTCAATTCCGTGAGCCTCCGCACGGCATACGGCGACTGGACCGCACAGAACGAGCGTTATAGCATCCTCAAGGATTACTACCTCGGAAACCACGATTTCGGCAAGTCCCACGAGGATGGTAACCAGATCGTGGCGAACTTCTGCAACTACATCCCGAAAGCCCTTCGCGGATACATGTTCGGCAACAAGCCCCGCTATGTATGCGCCGAGGGCGATGCACAGGCAAGGGCCATCCTCGACCTCTTCGACCTGCAGGACAAATGGCTCATCGACTCCATGATCGGATTGGACATGTCCATCTACGGAAAGGCATTCGAGCTGGTCTACATCCCCGAGGGCAAGACCGAACCCAATTCCGTGGTCATCCCTCCGCAGGATGCGTTCGTAGTCTACGACGGGAGCATGGAGAAGGACAGCGTGTTCGGGGCCGTAAGGTTTGCATACAAGGACGATAAGGGTCAGACCAAGTACAGGCTCTCGGTCTACGACAGGCAGAACTTCATGACATGGGAGTCCGGAAGCGACAACCAATGGACCCTCATGGGCGAACCTGTGCCCCACGGTTTCGGACGTGTGCCCCTCATCGAGTACAAGAACAACCGTGAGATGACGGGCGATTTCGAGCCCATCCTCGACCTTCAGGACGCATACAACTCCATCCTCTCCGACAGGCAGGACGATAAGGATGCTTTCGCCAGTGCCATGCTCATGCTACAGGGTTCGGTCATGGGAGCGACACCCGACGAGATAGAGCAGGGGGCCAGTTTCCTCAAGAAACACCGTATTCTCCAGCTGGATGAGGACTCCGTCGCCCAGTGGCTCACCAAGACGCTGGACGAGGCAGGCACGCAGATCCTGCAGGACCAACTCGCGAAAGACATCCACAAGTTCGCCATGGTGCCCGACCTCTCAGACGAGGCGTTCGCAGGCAACGCGTCAGGGGTCGCCATGGCATACAAGCTCTTCGGTACCGACCAGATGGTCGCCGAGAAGATAGCGCAGTTCAGGAGGGGATTCACGCGCAGATGCAAGCTCTACGATTGGAGGATGCACAACCCCTCGAACAACCCCGCTTACGAGCCCGTGGCCGACATCAAGGCCATGACCATCGAGTTCATCCTCAACACCCCTCAGGATCTCACATACATGGCCACCGCACTGCCCACGTTGACCTCCGCCAAGATCATCAGCCGCTACACCGCAAGGAAAGAGCTGGCCATGGTCGACGATCCCGAGGAGGAAGAGAAGCGCGTTCAGAGCGAATCCGAGGCCGATATGGAGGCCAGCCGTCAGGAGTACGACTACGACCCCATAGACGAGGCCATGAGGCAGGACGATGCAGAAGAGAAGCCCGCCGAGGCCGACCAGTGACGAGGACTTCGCCTCCCTTTCGTACAGGTCGAGGGAGGCGGGACTGTCCCGCATATTGCAAAGGTTCGGGAAGAGGTTCATCGACAGCACCCTCGGGGACGTCATTCAGATGCTCGAAAGGGCAGACGTCCCCGGCAGGGACATCCGCCAGATACTCTACCAGCCTGCGGACACACTGAGCCTGCTCAGGCTGGTCGAGCTCGCCGATTCGGTGCATCCCATCCTCCGTCAGAAGGTCATGAGGAACATCATGGCCAAGATCAACTCCGGGAAGTTGGACAACAGGGCAGTGATGAAGAACCTGATCTCCCTGCATACGTGGGCCATGGTCGGGGACATCGACAAGGCCGTCACGGGGTACCTGGTCAAGGTGGCTGATGATGCCTTCGGACGTGGGACGTTCCTCTTACAGAAGCGTTTCGGGGTCGCATGGGAGTTCGATGCATACAGTAGGGACTTCACCAGGAAGTTCGTGTCCAAGCGTTTCACCGTGAAGGATGCGGAGGACTTCATCAAGCCCATGGGCAAGCGCATGGAGAGGGAGATGGCCGAGGGGATCATGAGAGGGGAGTCCATCGACAAGGTCGCGAAGCGTGTCCGTGATGTCGATTCCAACGTGTCCAAAGTCGTGAGCGAGAGGGTGGCGAGGACCACGATAACCACCGTAGCCAATGACTGTCACATGGATTCTTACAAGAAGGCGGGGGTGAAGCGTTACGAACTCGTTGCCACCTATGACGAGAGGACGTGTCCCGTCTGTGGATCCTTGGACGGAAAGAGGTTCCCTATAAGCGAAGCCGTTGCAGGGAAGAACTACCCTCCGATACACCCCAACTGCAGATGCACCACCGTGGCCGTCCTGTCCAAGGAGTTGGAGGAGAGGGTCAAGGAGGAACGCATCAGGAACGGCGGACCTGCCGAATACCTGAGCTATGAGACGTGGTACAACACGTATGGGCCGGGCAGGAACGGGGAGAAATTCAAACCCGTCCGTTGAAACCACTTGGAAACCCCTTCCCATTTTTCTCAATCCGTGTAGAAGTCTAACCAGAAATACTGTAAACAGTGTTAAAACGCTTATATACCTGTTTAACAGTGTTTACCCTACCAAACGGAGGGTAAACCGTGGATAATATCGACGATAAAGCAACACCGACCGAAACCGAAGACCAGAAGCAGTTCACCCAGGCTGACCTTGACCGCATAATCAAGGAGCGCATGGAGAAAGCCGACCGTCAGAGGGCCAAGGCGGTGGAGGAGGCCGTCGAGGCTTACAAGCGTCAGGCACAGGCCGAAGCGAAAGCGAAAGCCGATGCCGAGCGCATCAAGAACCTCGAGGGAGAGGAGAGGCTGAAAGCCGAGTACGAGGTCAAGCAGAAAGCCCTGCAGGACCAGCTCGACGCCCAGCGCGCTGAGGCAGAGCAGGTCAAGCGGGATCTGAGCCTGACACGTGCACAGGCCAGACTGGCCGAACTGAACCTCCCTGCATCGCTTGCCGAGAACGTCCTCGGTGCAGATGACGAGCAGACCTCCGCCAAGATCGACGCACTATCCAAGGCTTTCAACGACGCCGTGAACTCACGCGTCGCTGAGGGCCTGCACAAGGGTACACCCCCCGCCGGAGGACTGTCGGTCCGTCAGGCGGCTGATGCAGAGCTTGACAGACTGATGGGAATTTCGAGGTGAAAAAGCCATGGCTGTAGTATATACCGACCCCGAGGGTCAGAAAAACACGATCGCCGCCAACATCCGCGGGATCACAGACAGGATCGATGAGATCATCCAGAGAGAGGCACTCACCAACGGCATGATGGTGGACTCGGCTTTCGTCCAGGCAACCCAGAATGCAGGAGAGATCAGGATAGCCGACTTCGTAGTTTCGGGAATGGGTAACTACGACCGCCAGCTCGGATACCCCAGAGGTGCCTCAACCGTTACCTTTGTCCCATACAAGCTCCATTATGACAGGGGAATCCACATCGACGTCGATAAGCGTGATGAGCAGGAGTCCGGTAACGTGGCGACAATCGCCGCCCTTGCCGCTTTCCAGACTAGACACCACGTCATCCCTGAGATTGATGCAACCCGTATCGCAAAGGTCGCACAGGAGGTCGAGTCCAAGTACGCGACCAACTACGTCAGCACCGCACTCACCCCTGCCAATATCCTCAATGAGCTGGACAATGCAATCAGTGCGATCTTTGATACCACAGGAATCGACAGCGGTCTCCAGATCTACATGAACAACAAACTTCGTGGGGTCCTCAACCAGACCACCCAGGTGACCCGTACCAAGGATATCGCAGGATCGTCCAGGAACATCAACCTCGCTACAAAGGAGCTCGACGGCATGCCCATCACTTTCATGCCTGGAAACAGGATGTATTCCTCAATCGACCTTCTCAACGTCGACGGCACCAATGACGGAGGGTACGCCAAATCCGCAGACGCTTCCGATATCAACTTCATCATCGCCGCCCCCGGAGCGATCAATGCAATCACCGCCATCAACCGCCCCAAGTTCATCTCCGCAGAGGTCAACCAGGAGAAGGATGCGGATGCGTACATGAACCGCGTCTTCCACGACGTCATCGTTTCCAATGCATCCGCAAGGAGCATCTACGTTTCTGTAGGAGAATGATGACATGATGGACAGGGCGGACATGGGACGCAGGCTCCAGAGGCTTATGAAGAGGCCCCTGCTGGCCGAGAAACCCACGGAGTATCTAGAGGTACTGCTGGACGACGCCCTGTCAGTATTCTTGGAGTACACGCACAGGAACTGCGACCCCGGCGAACCCGTGGACGCTCTCCTGTGCCGTATGGTCGTTGTGTGGACCAACATGGAGGGGGCGGAGGGGTCGACCTCGGCGGCGGATGGCGACATAAACCGTACGTGGGAGGCCCTTCCCTCCGATATCCAGAGGTCGCTCAAGCATTACCGTCTGGTGGTGGGTATCAGTGCAGTCCATGGCCTATGACATGCGCCCGATGATCAGATGGGCGCAGAAGGGCCCCGAGGAGACCGAGGACGGCGACGTCCTCATGCAGTTCTCCAAGGGGACCAAGGTCCTGAGACTAGCGTTCACGCCCATGCCGAAGGCCCAGAGGCTGGACCCCCACGGCATCATGGTGGACGAGACCCGTTATAGGGTCACGTGCCCCCGTGGGTACGGTTTCGTACCCGGTGACAGGCTCGGCCCTGCAGGATCCACGGAACCCACTATGGAGGTCGTGACCACCATGGACTACAGGACACACATCAGGATGGAGGTCAGACCCCTATGACGGGATTCGAGGGTTACGAGGGGCTTTCCAAGAAGCTGGAGACCCTTTCCAAGATGGCCGACATCGTGGAGCGTGACCTTGCTCCCGAGTTGAGCAATGTCATGAGGGTCACGGCAGTCCGTAGGCTTTCCCAGCCTTCTGGCTTGAGGAACAAGCCCGCAGTGGACACGGGAACACTCAGGAACAGCATCCAGAGCAAGGGTGCGGAGTTCGTCCTCCGTACCTCGGATACTTCCGTGGAATGTGGCATCGAAACCGCTGTCGAGTATGCTCCTTTCATCGAGTACGGTACAGGCCCCCTTGGAGATCCCGAAGTGGCCCATACTCAGAAGATGACATGGGCATACATGGGGGCGGATGGGAAGATCCATATCGCACGTTCTCAGCCTGCCAGACCGTTCATGCGCCCTGCACTCTACGAGAACCGCCAGATCTTCAAGGACATCATCGCCGGCAAGATTCGGGAGGTATTCGATTGATCGACATTACCTCGCAGGTCATCGAAGTCGCCAAGCGTATCCCCGGTATCGATGGCAGGGCCTACCGCACATACCCACAGGCGAAGGTCAAACCGCCCTACATCGTGGTCGCCCCCATGGGACACATGGCGGAGCTCACCGACGGGGACGGTTCCGAGATCCACGCACGCCTCACGTACTCCGTAGACATCCTAGCCACCTCGCCCTTCGAGGTGGACTGTTACCTTTCCGGACTGGCCGACAGGCTGGCCCGCTACAATCTGCACTTGACAGGGCAGTCGCCCATGTTCGAGTCATCAAACAACACTTACCGCGTATCCACGACGTTCGATGGACTGGTGGACAGGCGCGGTCATACTTTCAGGTGAAACAATGTCAATCAGTCACGCAGTGAGCGCACAGGGCGTCGGGGTCGGTTTCCGTGAGAAAGGCTCCGATGATCCCTATACATTCTTCCGTGAGGTCAAGACGACCCCGGAGGTCGGAGAGTCCGCCGAGAAGATCGACGTGACCCCTCTCGACGCAGACATCAAGCAGTACATCAGGGATATCCCCGACTACTCCAGCGATCTGGAGTTCAGCATGAACGCCATGCCCCTCGGTGTGGAGGAGTCCAACCTCGAGATCATCCAGGGCATGAGCAAGAACGCGACATACGACTGGGTCATCTACTACCCCAGGAACAAGATAAAAGTCCAGTTCTACGGGGAGTGGACCTGGAGGATGGGAGCGGGTGCCGTCTCCAGTCCCATGGAGCTGTTCCTTGCGGTCATCCCCAAGTCCTCCCCTGCATGGTCCGAGATCAAATCCGAGTTCGATGTCACCTACGACTCCAACGGCGGAGAGGGAACCATGACCGATTCCAACAGCCCCTATGCGATCGGATCCGATGCCGATGTGATGGAGTGCACCTTCACCAATGCAGGTAAGACGTTCTCCCACTGGTCCACATCCCCTGACAACGCAGGGGTCGAGTACAGCCCCGGCGAGAAGATGCAGGTCTTCGAGGATGTGACCCTCTACGCGATCTGGAGTGAGTGAGGATGGTCGAGTACACGAACCCCAAGGGTGAGGTCTACCATTTCCGCTTCGACCTCGACAGGCTCGCAGAGTACGAGGAGGCCCATCCCGACTACTCGATCTACGACGACTTCACGGAGGACGCCATCAAGAGGGTCAGCACCGTGAACCGTCTCGCAGGATTCCTCGGAATCTCAGGCTTCAAGGAGTTCGGGGAGGCGGGGTTCGATGTGTCCGACCTTCCGAAGGTGCTGATAGAGGCACTGAGGGAGACGGGTTTTATTCCGAGGTCCCCGGAGGCCTCATCGACGGAGAACACCCCCGCGTGACCGACGGGTGCAGGAGGCTGGCCCTACACATGGGCCTCCCTCCTGATGCCCGTCCAAGCGACGTCCTGATGGTCTCCTCGCACCGCAGGGAGGTCCGTCGCAGGGACATCATCGACCACTCCGTTGCGGTGGCGAACGTCCTTGCGGTTTCTTTCGGCGGCGGCAGGATGGAGGATGCCTTCCGCCATCTCATGACACAGGAGGAATTGGATGCCATCAGGACCGCACGCGAGGAACAGGAGCAGAAGAGTGCAGAGATGGCGCAGATCATGAAGTTGAAGCAATGGGGTGCCCGTTTTGACTGAGAACCTTAAAGCTAGGTTGGAGGTCGACGTCTCCAATTTCACGGCGGGCATGAAGAAGGCCCGCGAGGATCTGGAGAAGGCCAACGACCAGGTCGAGGAGGCGAGGTCCGAATGGTCGTCCCTGGGGGACGTCATCGGGGAGCTCGTCCCCGGATTCAAGAAGGTCACGGACTCATGGAAGGATGCCCAGTCGAAGCTGGATTCGGGTTCGAAGAAGGCAGGCAAGGGTTTCAAAGCCATGAAGGCGGCGGGGGTGCTGGCGGTCGCCGCCATCGCGGTGGAGGTCGCAGGAACCCTCGTGGATGCATTCAAGCAGGTCGCACAGGTGGCGGATGATACCGCGAGGATGTTCGACACCGTGGCGTACTCCAAGGCGGCAGGCGAGCTCAAGAAGTCCACACGTACCCTGAAGACCACCATCGGTTCCTTCACCGCACCCGTGGTCAACGCACTCAAGTCCGGACTTGCCAAGATACTGGACGGGTTCAACTGGTTGCTGACGAAGATCCGCATAGCGTTCTCTTACATCGGCGGGGTCTTCACGGCGGTCATACAGCCGATAGTCAAGGCGATAAAGTCCGCCATAGACTGGCTCAAGAACGGTATCAACACAATAGCAGGGTTCCTCGGCATGGATGCCATCTTCAAGGAGGCATCGAAGAACACCGAGGACGCCGCCGGATCCATGGAGGAGTTGGTCGAAGCCACCTCCGCAGGTCTGGCCAGTTTCGACAAGCTCAACACGCTGGACTTCGGCGAGATGGGCGACGCGGAGCAGTCCGAGGAACTGACCGAGAACCTGGAGCAGGCCCGTAAGGACGGGTTGGAGCTCGGCGAGAAGCTGACGGAGAAGTTCGCAGGCATCGGCAAGTGGTTCGACAACCTGGACCTCGGTCAGGTCTGGAGGGATTTCAAGACCTCTGCAGAGGATGCATGGGTCAACATCAAGACCTGGGCAGGGGACACATGGAACAGCATCAAGGGATGGGGAGAGGGTGTCTGGAACAGTCTGAAGGAGTCTGCTAAAAAGGTCTGGGACGGCCTTATTGAGACTTGGACCGACGTCAAGACCAAGATTATCACATGGTTCGATGAGCTGATTCCCGATATCGACCTTGGAGAGGTATGGGACAATTTCTACCAGTCTTTGGTGGATATCAAGGACAAGATTGTCAATTTCTTCAAGGGATTGGTCCCGAACATAAGCGGGGTTTTAGACGGAATATGGGATACGATCACAGGCAACGATAGCGGAACTGGGGGAGGCACACCTCCAACCGTGGAAGAGATTGCTAAAGAAACAGTAGACGTTGTGGAGACCATCAATAAAGGGCCCGTTACAAACATGACTCCTCCCATTTCATTACAAGGTGCAGTTGAGACAGTCAAGAAAGGCGCTACGAATCTGGTCAATGGGATCAACAACATCGTGAACGAAATCAAAGATCCAAAAGGTAACAGCTTCTGGAAGAATCTCGGAATCGGTGATGGTAAAGGATGGTTTGCCAATGGTGGGGTCTTCGAACCCAACAACCCCATGCTGATAGGTATCGGAGACAACACCCGCGAGAAGGAGATAGTTACACCTGTATCTCTGATGAAGCAGGCCGTCCGCGAAGTCATAAATGAGACCGGTGGAAGCGGTTCCGGACCTATCCAAGTGAATGTCGTGGTCGATGGCAAGGTTCTAGCACGTGCGATGTTCGACCCAATGGAGAACGAGCGCAGACGCAGAGGGGTGAAAGCATGACACAATCTCCGATTGCAATCTACTCAAACGGTTCATACATCGAGTTGCCCATGCCCCACTACATGTCCTATTCGGGCATCTGGGAGGAGTTGGTGAAGGCGGAGAGGAACACCCTCGGGAACCTCATCAAGCAACGTATCAACACTAAGTACACGGTCAAGGTCACTTGGAAGGGATTGACCTCCGATGAGAAGAACCTCATCATGTCGTTGACTTCCGGCAACAGCTTCGGCACGAGGATCCTCGACACGATGGCGGACCAGCATGTGTTCATCTCCGAATCCGCCGGAGGCATGTACAGGGCTTCAACCCCTGAAGTGCAGGGGTATGGACTGTTCGACGGCACCAAGTTCCAATGGTACGATGTATCCATGGAACTGATCGAGAGGTGACGATGTTCGCAGTATCTGATGCATACATCGAGGCCATCCAGTCTCCCGACAGGATGGTCGATATCTACCTCTCCCTCGGTACCGACATCGACATAACCGCCGCCGATGACATCGTCTCGATAGAGGGCGATTTCCTGCCCATGAGCAACGTGTCGCAGTTGACCGATGCCAACTACACCATGACCGAGTTACTTGCCACATACGAGAACGGAGGAATACCCACGGCACCGTCCTATGGTGTCCTGGTGCCTCCGCTCTCGGCGAAGGCATATCCTCCCGAAGTGGGGATATGGTCCTCTGCCCTGTCGGATTCGACAGGGGTCGTGGACTTCCACATCAAGGTCACGATGGCACAGGTCCATGTCTCCGCCCTGCGTCTCTACACATCAGGCCCTGCCATAACATCAGGAGAGGTCACATTCACCGATGAAGAGGGTACGACCGTGACGAAGCCCTTGGAACCTGGTAGTCAGTACGCATCGGTCAGCGGTGCGAACCGCTACCTGACAATCGATATCCACGTCACGGGCATCAGCGAACCCAATTCACATGTCAGGATCGTTGAGATGGAGTTCGGCACATCGTTCAGCCTTTCAAGGGACAAGCTCTCTGGAAGCATCACCCTGCTTCAGGAGCTGGATCCTA